TACTGATAAAGAAAGTGAGTATCCTTTATTTGAAATTGAATGTAAAGACATATTTCCGATAGAAGAAACACTATTACCAATTTCAAAAAGAAAAATATCATCTTTCATAAATCAACAAGGTAATGTTAGAAAACAAAAAAAATTATTAAAGTAGAATGGGTTTTAATAAGAGATACATAAGTGAAAAAATGGTGAATGAGTATATCTCATCACAACAATCTCTTGAAAAACTATTTAATGCTGATGCGTTCATATTCACCGATGAGATTTCAAACAAAGTTTATAAATGGTTTTGTGATGGATTGAACATTGAAGATATTAAGAATAACATAAAACAATATCATGAATCAAGAACAGTATAAATTATTAACATCAAAACTAAGATTACCTGTTCACATATCCTACATAAGTAGTTATATTTTAAGGGTGTCTGAAGAAGAAACATTAAAAATATTAAATGAATTAATAGAAAAAGGTGAAGTCAAAGAGAGCGAAATATCAAAAGGGTACTACGTTGTTCAAAGTAAATAGGTATGTTGTTGACGGACATGGTTTGCAATATACTTTCAAACCTTTTAACTACGATTTTTATTTTGGTAAAACCCAAGAAATGTTTTATGTTAGATTTGGTGAAAAAGAAAAAGGTTTTTTAGTTACAAAAAAACCATCATTTTCTATTAGGAATGGAGATAAAAAAAGTTTTAAAATTTGCAAATACTATATAACAAATATTAATTAATATGAAACAAATACTAGAATATGTATGGTTGGATGGTTATACACCTGAACCAAATTTAAGAAGCAAAATTAAAGTCGTTGATTTAGAGGTAAACGGTGTTGAAGATATTCCTGAATGGAATTTTGATGGCTCATCAACACAACAAGCTGACGGTAATTATTCTGACTGTGTATTAAAACCTGTGAGACTTTATCAGAATTATAGCAAAAGAACAAAAATTTATGTTTTTTGTGAGGTTATGAATCCTGACGGAACACCACATACCACAAATACAAGAGCCTCCATTGAAGATGATAAAGATTTTTGGTTTGGTTTTGAACAAGAATATTTTATTAGGGAAGGCAAACATCAACCAGTTTTAGGTCATTCTAATAAATCTAGAAATCCTTACTTAGGGTTAGAACCTCAAGGTAAATACTACTGTGGTGTTGGTTCTAATGTTGTAGGTAGAGATTTTGTAGAAGAGCATATGCAGTTTTGTTTAGACATGGGTATTGATATTACAGGTATTAACGCTGAGGTTGCTTTAGGTCAATGGGAGTATCAAGTCTTCAGTAAAGGAACATTAAAGGCTTGTGATGATTTATGGATGGCCAGATATTTTATGGAAATTGTCTCAGAAAAGTATGGTTATAGTGTTGAATATCATCCTAAACCATTAGGTGAAAGTCAAGATTGGAATGGTTCAGGGTTACATACAAACTTCTCAACTAAAAAAATGAGAGAGGTTGGTGGAGAAGAATATTTCAACTCAATATTCAGTTCAATGGATATTCGACAAAAAAAACATATTGAAGTTTATGGTTCTGACAATTATATGAGATTGACAGGTAAACATGAAACACAATCTATCAATAAGTTTAGTTGGGGTATTAGTGATAGAGGTGCTTCAATAAGAGTTCCAATTCAAACTAGTAAAGAATGGAAAGGTTATTTAGAAGATAGAAGACCAGCGTCTAACGCAAATCCATATAACATAGTTAGAGTAATTTCAGAAACTATCAAAATGGCGAATGAAATTAATACCACAAAAAATAATATGTTTTCAAATGTGGGTATGAAACAATTCGATGAAATTGCTTCAAAATACAATGGAATTTTAAGAACTGATGAATTACTTAGTGAATATCAAAATGACAGTGAATATACTCTATCAAATAGTGTGAGTCATAGTAAAAATGAACCCATCACTGAATTAAAATTTGATTTAAATAACATAAAAAGAGATACAGGAACAATTTATAACGATTAAATATGAGCGAACAAGTTAATCATCCAGTCCATTACGGGGGAGAATCAAATCCATACGAAGCAATCAAAGTAATTGATGCTTGGGAACTAGGATTTTCTCTTGGAAATACGGTAAAGTACATCTCAAGGGCTGGTAAGAAAAATAAAGAAAAAGAATTAGAAGACCTAAAGAAGGCTCTTTGGTATCTCCAACATCATATTCAAAAACTTGAAGAAAATGGAATGGAACAGAGATGAATGGCAAGGTAGAACTAAAGAACAAGTTGAAAGAAATTACAAAACTTTAAGTTTGTTTATTAAGTTTTTTTTACTTACTATTATTATAATGGTTTTGTTAAGTTTGCTTGGGGTTGTTGTAAAATAAGAAATAATGATTGAAACAGGAAAAATTATAAATGGTGATTGTATTGAGGTAATGAGCACATTACCCGAATGTTCGGTGGACTTGATTGTTACGTCACCCCCATATGGTGTAGGTATTGAGTATGATGTTCATGATGACGATATGTTAGTTGACGAGTACTTTAAATTTACAGAAGATTGGATGACTCAAGCGTTCAGAGTTTTAAAAGATGATGGTAGGATTGCAATAAACATACCATATGAAATTAATCGACAAGAAAAAGGTGGTAGAGTTTTTATGGTTAGTGAAGTGTGGCAAATCATGAAAAAAATTGGATACAAATTTTTTGGTGTTGTTGATTTACAAGAAGATTCTCCACACAGAAGTAGAACAACCGCTTGGGGTTCATGGATGAGCCCATCAGCACCATATATCTATAATCCAAAAGAATGTGTTATTTTAGCATATAAAAAACATCACATTAAGAAAATAAAAGGAGTTCCTGAGTGGGTTGGAGAAGTTCAGGAAGTTGAAGATAAAAATGGTAATATTAGAAATAAGACTTTTTATACTGACACTCAAAAAAGAGAATTCATTGATTTAGTATTTGGGCAATGGAACTACTTTGCCGATACAAGAAGTTTAACAAAGGCTACATTTTCAATGGATATACCAACCAAAGCAATTAAGATATTGACTTACAAAAATGATGTTGTTTTAGACCCGTTTGCGGGTTCAGGAACCAGTATGGTTGCAGCTGAGATATTAGACAGGAGATGGATAGGTATTGAGCTAAGCCCTAATTATTGTGAAATCGCAAGAAATAGGGTTCAACATTTTGTGGATGAGAAAAAACAAGTTAAATTAGAATTTAATTAATTGAGGACCAAGAGTCCTCTTTTTTATTTTTAAGATATTTATAATAAAAATATTTTAAAATGAGCCGAGTTATAACTGAATCAGAATTAAAAGAAAGGATATTTGAAATTTACCAAGAAGAATTTGTAAACATTCTTGACGAAAAATGGAATAAATTATCGAATAAAGACAAACGTATTGTTTTTGAAATGTTGAAAACAATATATCCTGAAAAAAAATCATTATTAAAAGAAGATAAGTGGTACAACACTGTTGGAGATATTGTCGGAATATTTGACCCTACTGGTATCGTTGATTTGGTCAATGGTATTAGTTATTGGAGACAAGGTGATAAATTATTTGCCGTGTTATCATGGGTGTCCGTAATACCATATTTAGGTGATTTATTAGCTAAACCTGTTGTTGGTGCCTTAAAAGTTGGTGGTGCGACTACCAAAGCTTTTAAAGCGGCGGCATTAGCAGGTGATGCGGCTAAGATTGCTGAGACCTCTAAAGTTGCTGGTGGACCTGTGGCAAAATTTGTTGAGAAAGCACCAACATGGGGTTCAAAATTGGTTGAAATTTTAAGAAATTCGGTTGGTAGAGTTCCTGGACTTGGTAAAGGATTGGTTAACGCTGTTGAGGAGTACGTTCAAATTTTTAGTAAAGCCAAAAATTTAAGTAAAACAGGTAAATTGGTTGGTGTTGAAAAAGCGTTGACTGCTGCTGAGAAAGAAACTTTGTTAAAAAATATTGCTAAACAAGAGAATAAGTTATTCAGAGGACATAAAGATGTTCAAAATTCATGGTTAAAGTATATGAAATCTGATGCTACTTTGGGTCAGAAATTTTTTGCTGGGGTTCCAAGAATATTCGGAGGTAATCCTGCAACTAGGTCTTTAATGAGAAGAACTAAAACTTATTTAGGGTTTCTAGATTGGTTGGGTGTTGCAAATTTTGTTGGCCCCGAGGAGTTAGAAAATATGGTACCTGATGCTGAAAAAAAGTGGGAACAATATTCTCAAACACCACAAGCACAACAAACGTGGTCATCTGAGATGGGATTAACACCACAAGCTCCTCCGCCTCCACCACCAGCACCAACACAACAAAGTGGTGGTTTAGGTAAAGGTGGGGATGCGTTTTCATCACTATTAGGTAGCTTACTTGGTAGTGCAACAAAATTGGTTTAAATGAAAAAAATATTAAAAGAAAGCGGTCTTAGAGACATCAATAAGTTATCCAAAAGATATCCAAAAGCTGAAATTTATTTTCATCAAGATTTGGATGGGGTAACTACTGCGTTGGCAATGAAAAACTACTTAGAAAACAATGGTATCAAAGTGGTTGACGCTCACATTATACAATATGGGGATAAAGAATTTGCGGTAAAGAAAAACGATGCTCAAGGTGATACAATGCCCGTGTTAGTTGACTTTGCACACGGTAAACCAATGTTTGTAATTCACACTGACCACCATGATAGACAAGCGGGCGCTGAAGACACAAAATCAACTTCATTTAGAGCTTCACGTTCTAATGTTGAAACAATATCTCAAGTTGTTTCACCCAAAGATATTTTTACACCTGAAGATATTCAATTAATATCTATGGTTGATTCCGCTAACTACGCGGCAAATGAAGTTAGTGTTGATGAGGTTATATCATACTTGTTTAAATTAGATAAAGATTCCTCACTTGCCAAAAATAAGAGAGCTCTCGGTTTAGTTGTGAATAAATTACTTTTAGCATTTAAAAACAAGCCTGGGTTTCTTGAAGAATTAGTTTTAAAATCTTCACCATCATTACTTAATATTGCCATGAATATTAAAAGAATCATGCGAGAAAAAGGATTTGCTGGTGTTGAAGAACTTGAAAAAAATAAGTTAGCCTACATTGAACAAATGAAAACAAGTCCAAACGTAAAAGTTATGGATAATATAATCGTTCAATATGGTGGTGGTGTTATGATGAAGCCAGGTTCTTATGACAGGTACACACCATTTAAAAACAACCCTGATGCCGATTTTTTAGTCATCGCTTGGCCCTTGGGTTTAGTTCAGGCATCTTGTAATCCATTTAAGAAAGAAAGAGAATTAAAAGGTGTTAATTTAGGTGAGATTGCTCAAGAAGTATTATCTAAATGGGAATCACAATTAAAGGATAGACAAATACCATTATCAACAATTAAGTGGATTTCTGAATCATCAAAAGATTTTGGTGGTGAATCTGTTGGTTTTACTTTTAAAGATTTTGTTGCATTGTATGGTGATAGTTTTAAAACTATGGATGATGGTAAACAAATTTTAACATATATTGGTAAGATAATGGAAAAACCATTTAGTGAGTTAAACGAGAGTGAAATGGAAGTTTTGGATAAAGTAACGATAAATGCTTGGGATTTAATTCAATCTAATAGTGGAGGTCATAAATGTATTACCAACATTTCAGGGTTAAATTATTTAGGAAGGTCTAATAGACCACCACAAGGTAAATACAAATATAATCCCGAGTCAGAGGACACCCCTTATATTAAGTTCACTAAAATGATACAAAACGAATTTGTTAAAGTATTACAAGAGAAAATTAATTCTAATTAAAATCAACAATATCACCTTCAGTAATACCTAGTTGTTTACAAACACCACCCTCAATTTCTAAAACCAAATCACCGTTCCCACAGTAATTCACGCAGTCTTCAATCTTACAGGGAGGACAATTATGATGTATTTTACTTATTGTGTTATTCTGAATAAAAATGATGTCCAAGGGTATAATACAGTTTTTCATCCAAAAACAATGTTGACCTGAACCCATCATAAATAACATACCATTAAAAGATGAATCAAATTTCCTACCCATCATACCTTTTGAAGTGTCTTTTTCGGTAAAAACTGGTTTTACTTTAAATGTTTCGCTATTTATATTTATTAACATAATGATAAATATTGAATGTAATGGAAATAATTAAAAGATATTCAGGTATTTTAGTAAAACATAATGATAAAGTTTTGCTTTGTAAAAGAAATAACGAAGGTTCTTTACCAGGTGTTTGGTCAATTCCTGCTGGAAAAATAAATGAAGGTGAATCACCATATAATGGTGCGTTAAGAGAGTTTTATGAAGAAACTAACATAAAACCTGACTCTAAAATAAAATTAGTTGGTTTTATTAATAGAACTAATAGAGAGGGTAAAAAAAATAAAGGACTAATGTATGTTTTTCTAATGGAAGTTAATGAGAAAATTAATCCTGATTTAGAAAATGCTAAAGATGGTGAAGAACACACTGAGTGTGGGTATTTTGATATTGAAAATATACCTATAGAAGATAAAAATGACCAATTATACAAATTAATTGTAAATATTTTAAGTAAAACCTGAACTTTTTAAAAAAGGGTGATATTTATGTGGTACACAGCCAAACCCCTTTCTTTAATGGTTGGAATTTTTTAAACCCCAAAAAGTGTAAAAACCTTTTGGGGTTTTTGTTTTTTTTACTATCTTTGTGAGATGAAAAGCTCAGTTAACATAGTAAATCGTAAAGTAAGTCATGAATACTTCTTTGTGGATACTTTTGTCGTGGGTGTTAAACTGATGGGTTCTGAAGTTAAATCAATACGTGAAGGCAAGGTTTCATTGGTTGATGCTTATTGTTATTTTAATGAGGGTGAGTTATATGTTAAAGGTATGAACATACCCGAATATAAACAATCGTATACCCATGAGCCAATTAGAGACCGTAAGTTGTTAATGAAAAAGAAAGAACTGGTCAAATTACAAAAGGAACTAACCAAAGGACTAACTTTAGTGCCATATAAACTATTTTCCAATGATAGAGGACTGCTTAAAATGGAAATAGTCTTAGCCAAAGGTAAAAAACTTTATGACAAGAGAGAAAGTTTGAAAGAAAAAGACGTTAATCGAGAAATGATGCGGCAGATTAAATAATTTGTTGTATATTTGTATTCGCAATTACCAAAACAATTACAATGACCGATAGCAAACAATCCTTCAAAGAAAAACACGCTAAACAGAGAGAAATGGTAATGTCTACATATCGTAGACGTGAAAAAGAGTATAAGGATAAACAAGAAGCTTTTGAAAAGTACTTTGGGGAGATGTATGAGTACTCAAGTAATTTTGAGTTAGTTAAGACTGAACGTTCTGAAGAACTTAAGGTTTTTGTTGATGGGTTTCCCGTTGAAAGTATTACATTGAATTTTTTTGAAAATCAAATCAAATATGTCGGACCACTACCTGAATATCATAATAGCGATAGAATATATGTTGAAGTTGGTGAACATATAACATATAGTAAAAGTGGATGGAAGCATAACAACCAAGGATTTAAAGTTAGAGTTAGATTAAATTACGAAGATTCTCCATATTACAAAACAGGTAGAACCGCGGCAAAAAAAATTATTGAGTATGTTGATGGACTTTTTCAAATTCAAAAACACAACGAACAAAAGAAATTATTACAACAACGAGCCAAAGACGAGTTGGGAAAAATGTTTCCATATAAATTAGTTGATTTTTTGAATGACAATACTTTTATGATTTACTGTGGTGATGGAATTAAAACAAACGTCACATATCGCTACAATCAAAAAGACGACAAAATTGAATTTTCAATCAGAAGTATTAACGTTGACGGTAAAAAAGATTTCCAAAAAGTTATTGAAGGATTAGGTAAAATCTAAAATTATTCCTATCTTTGTAT